CTAAAAGAGCTACGGTCGTACCAACGGCTGCGCCTTGGTTCCCGTCCCCGACCTGCATGTCAGCAATGGACGCGAATCTCTGTCCTGCTTGAACTACAATTCCCATCAACTGCAATAATGTAGCTGAGGGTTCTTTGTATGGTAAAAATACAAATGCATCTTTTAGATTACCACCTGGTGTATCAACATCTTTGAATTCTCCAGGTTGTATTGGTGAAGCGTCGTCTTTAACTCTGACACCTCTCTGTTTAAATCCGGCCGGTAAATTTGATAATGTTCCTGCGTCTAATAATTGACGGAGAGCAGACGTTGCCGTTCTGCTCAATCCGCCAATCATATGAATGAGTCCAAAGCCATAAAATCCTAGTCCTGGCAGAAATTTGAAGTGGACAAAATATTGGATTTTATTTTTTAATGGATCATTGGGCGCAAAGTTTCGTCTAATAGACAAAACTTTTTGACTACCTTCTTCAATTGTTATGACGTAAGGTAATTTTATTCCTGTTGGTTGACCGTCTTGACCAACATCTTCGAAGCCTTCTAAATCTAAATTAACGTGAAACTCTAATAGAGTATACATCGCTTCCATTCTTGCAGATCTAGTTGTTCCTTCTAATTCTCTTTCCTTCTCCGCCACCTTATCTGCATCAGATGCAGATGAAGGTTTTGAAAGTTCAATATCTGAGTAAAAACCATTTATCTGTTGTTTACGTAAATCGTTTTCAGATATTTTTATTACATGGACGATTGCCTCCGCATCATCTAATGAGGTAGCTGTATACGGAACGACCAAATCGTCTGCAGGGATAAACTTAGAAACAGCTCTCCCTAGTAAATCATCATAATAAATTTTTTTAAATGTAGAACCTGCTAATGGTAAATGAAATAACATTTGATCAAACTCTGATTCGTATTCTTTCATTTGATCCATTAACTGAAAGTTCATGAAATCTTTAACTCTTTGTGATTGAGCTTCTTTTGCAGGATTAGATATTCCAATTATTTGTGTTCTAACTGGACCATCTGCTGGCATTAATTCTTTGTAAGCTAACGCTTGAAATTGAGTTACAGCTTCAGCTAGCACTGGGTGTGTTGCACCTGAAGCTCCTTGAAATGGTTCATTACGGTTTTCATATTTAAATCCTAATAAATCTAAACCATTCATGTAAGAATGTTCCCAATCTTTTCTAGACATTTTATAATCCATGTAGTTGCTTCTTAATTCAGAGCCAATTGGATCTAAAACATCTTCTGGAAGTATATCTGCTAAATTATCAAAATGTGATTGTGAGCTTGCTTGGTTAATAGAACTTGGTTCAAAGTTAATTGTTGCGCCACCTTCTTCATCCGGTGTAATTTCTACTGGACCTTTTTGTTCCTGTTGTTCCGTAACATCGACTTCTTGTTCCGGTGCCGGAACTTTTAGTTCAGTACGAGTGTTAGGGAGTCCTTTATCTATATCTGCCATTTATACTCCTAAAGTTTTCTACCATTATTATACAAAGAACGCAAGCCTTGAGACATGGGCCCTGATTCTGGTGGTATTGTGTCAGTTAAGTTAGCTAGACCACCGCCTGCTAGATTAGCAACTCCACCTGCATCTGCAATAGCCTGCATCTGTTGATCTTGTTTTATAAAATCTTGAATCTGTGGATATGTCATACCAAGATCTTGAGTTGTTATATTCTGCGTTTTTAATATCTCATCAATTTCTTGTGGTGATATAGTTGGAAAAACTTGTTCCATTTCTTCCATTCTTTTTTTTAATCTTTGTGCATCAGCTGCTTTACTTTGTGCCATAAACGGTTTCATTCTTCTACCACGTTCTGCCATAGCAAACTCTTCTCCTCTTTCCATTTCTTTTGCACGTTCTGCTTCTAAATCTATTTGTGTCTTTGGTCCTAATATATATTTATTAATATAAGACTCACCCAATGCTTGTTTAATAGGAACTCCTTCATTCATAAATTTATTAGCCGCAATACCACCTTCTACCAAAACTTCACCAAGAATTGCACCAGGTCCTAAAATATTTTTTAAAAGTCTAGCAGTTTTTACTGATTTAGATATTGCACGAAGGTTAGCTTGGTCTCCACCAGTTAATTTACCTGGATCACCTTTTAATTTTTCAATTCCTTTTGTAGCACACGCATTTAAATTTTGTCCTTCAAAAAATCCAATACGACCACCCGTAGCTTTACCAGGGCAACCAATTGCTGCTAGTTTTTGAAGATTATTTTTTCCAAAAGCTAATAACGCTTTTCCTTTTTCAGAACCAACTCTTGTTCCTTTTAATTGTGTTCCTGCTTCTGTTGGTGCAATCGCAATACTAGGGTCAAGTAATTTTTCTTTAATCATTAATCCACTAGGATCTAAACCCGTAGCTCTAACATTTAATCTAGCTTTTGTTTTTGCAAATTCTGGAAATTTTTTTCTTAATTCTCTATCTTTTCTTTGAAGTTCTGCAATCTTAGCACGTTTTTCTTGTGTAGATAATTTTTTATTATTTTGAGTTTCGTAAATTTCTTGAGATATCTCAACTATTTTTTTCTCAAAAGGAAAATACTGTTTTAAATTTATCTCTGCTGGTAAATATCCTAAATTTTTTAAAGTATCTAATTCAGATAAAGATAGATGTGATAACTGATAGCCTGCTTTACCAGATAATTTTTTTAAAATAGTAGGATTAGATTTTGCTAATTCTCTAGCTCTTCGATCGTAGTAAGCTTGTGTTACAGGAACTATTCTTTTTTTACCAGTTGATTTATACGTTAACTTATTACCATACTTATCTTGTTCTTTTCTGGTAATAACTTGTTTTCCAGAAAACTCACTATCTCCTCTTAAATCTTTTTTATTTTGTTCAAATAATTTACCATCTATCTCTATTGGTGGTGCATTATCGATTGCTTTTTGAACTTCTTCTAAACTACGCATAGCTTCATATTGATTTTTACCTGGTGTTCTACTGTAAACAGTTCCAAATCGATTTGATCGTGGATATTTATATACATCTGTTTTTACAGGACTGGTATCTGGTGTTCCATCTTTAAAACCAATTCGTCCACCTTGAGCTCGTGGATTACGTCTTACAAATTCATTGACTGCTTCTATCTCTTTGACAATTGGTTTTGGTTCTGGTCTGTTTATTTTATCAGCTGTAGTAATGACATCCTCATCATACATATTGTTTACTTGTTTTATTATTTCTAATATATCAGTCATTATTCACCTACCATATGTGCAAGCCCACCGGATGCATAATCATCGGGACGTGGATAGTTTGCAAAACGATCAGCAATATCTTCATTCATTTTATCAAAACTCTCTGATACGTTTCGTGCGCCTTTTTTGGTCTTTCCCGTAGCAAACGCTTCTACTTCACTAAAATCAGATTCATGTTTACCAAACTTATTAACAGATACTTCTTCAAATTTTACATTCTCTGGATGTCCTCCAGTAAATTCTGCTTCTTCGACATTAAACTCTTCTTTGGTCTTCGTTCCTTTACCATGTCCTACAACTTTTCCTTCTTTAACGATAGGAGGTTCAATTAATTCTGACGCTTTATATTCTAATCTAACCGGTTGACCAAATTTACCATCTGCAAAACCATGTTTACCGGAACCAATCTCGACTCCAACATGTCCAGTGTCTAGTTCCTGTGTTACATAAACATCTGTTTTAGAATTTGGTAATTTAGTTTTATGAACAATGACTCTTTCTGCTCCTGAGCCAATTTCTTCACCTTCTTTAATAACTTTATTTACAAGAGGCTTGAACCATGCTGGCATGCCAGCTGCATTTCCAATTGGGACTGAAGTTAAATCTGCAACTTTAGCAGTCTTAGCAAGAGGTTTTGTAAATTTAAAAAGTTTACCAACTACAGGTAATGCTGCAAGGCCACCCATTATTTTTAAAAAATTTCTTCTAGACATTTTTGGTCCTTTGCCATCTTTATATTCTGCACGACCGCCATCTGCAAATAAACTAGGTAAAAGATTAAAAAGTTCCATTAACCCATCATGACCTAATTCTGCACCTAAAAGTTTTGGATTTTCTAATATTGCTTGTAATGTAGATCCTTTATACTTTTTACCTAAACTTTTTGCACCTTCTACCAAATAACCTCTTCCATAACCAGGTCTCTCACCCAGTAATCCTGCAACACCGCCGTATGCAAAATCTTCTGGTTCATCAATGATGTTTCTTTCAAATATATGATCGGTAACACTTTCGTCACCTGCAATTTTTTCTTTATCTGCTTTTGATAAATTTTTATATTTACCTTCTCCTTTTAAAACTCTATTAGTTTCTTTCATTGACTCAATTGGTTCTAATTTTTTTATATCTTCAATAACAGTTCGAACAGTGACTGTTTTTTCAAGTTGTTTTGGAAATACATCTCCTAAACCTCTTGTTGTTTGAATTCCACCTATTATTTCTGTTTCAGGTGGTCGAGACTTTGCTTTAGTCAAATTTTTAACTTTATCTTTTGGGAATTCAATAACTTCACCTTTTTTACCTTTACCTTGTTTTAAAAATTTATTTAAAAATTCATAAGCCTCTTCATTAGATAAAACTCGAGGTTCTTTAGCCTTGTTCATTTCAAGCATATATTTTATTTCTTGCTCGGATAGTTTATCTAGATCAACACCTTGTTTTTGTGCAGATATAACATAAGTTTGAAATTTTTTATTAGCCAGCTTTCTAACACTATCACCAATAGACAAAATACCTGATGCTTGACCAGATCCTTTAACTGTATCTTTTAATATTAAATTATATAAAAATTTTAGTCCTGCCATTAGTAATAACTTCTTTTCCTAGGCGCTGTTTTTTCTTCTACATAGTCTTCAGGGTGCTTAATTAATCCGCCCTGCCTGAAGCGCATAACAGCCATAGTCATACTATCAACTAAGTCGTCATGATCACCGTGTGGGAATGCGGCGCATTCCTCGATAACCTCTTCTGAAAATTTCTGATCTGGCGCCCATATCATACCAGACTCAAAAAGAGGAGCCACAGTGTTAACTCTTACATGTTTATCATTTCCTTTTGAAGGTGTAAAGTTAATAACTGGTATATCCATCTGTCTAAGTTCATATGTGAGTGGTAGTCCTGATGCCTTAGCCTCAACTATAACTGACTCTGGATTCCAGTATTTATATTGTTCTAGTGCCTTTCTTCGTAGTTCAGGGAACTCGAACCTGCCTTTTATAGCATCTAATAGTATTAAGTTTGCACCTGAGTCTTCGTCAGGAAAGAATATACCCCAAGTGGTTATAGCAGAGTAATCCGCTGTTTCTTTTTTCATAAACGCTGTATCATATGATTGTATTACGTGTTGTAATGGTGGGATTGTATCGCTATCCCAAACACGCCACCACTCTCGTTTAATTAATGCACCTTCTTCTGACGTTGGATTTTGCATCCACTGTGCATTCCATTTACCAACGGGTAGTGTTGCTTTTACTTTTTCTAATTCATCTATGTTCCAATACTCTGGCCATATGGGCTCGGAGTAAGTTCCGTGGTCCAAGATCGCTGGAAACTCGACCACTTCCCACTGATCAGCTTTAGCTTCTTTTTGATGAGAAAGTAATTGACCTGTTAAGTCTTTTGTAGACCATCTTGTCATTACACAAATAATTCTACCACCAGGTTGAAGTCTTTGTCGTGGTCCTGATGTATACCACTCATAAGCATTTTCTAATGCGGTCGCTGACAACGCATCTTGCTCCGAATGTGGATCATCAATTATTAATAGGTCAGCACCCCGTCCAGTGATTGCACCACCGACCCCGGCAGCGAAGTACTCACCGCCTTGTGCTGTTTCCCACCTCCCAGCGGCTTGACTATCTTCACGTAAAGTTGTTTCAAAAATTTTTGCATACTCAGGACTATCAATTAAGGTTTTTGCCTTACGACCAAAACGTATTGCAAGCTCTCCAGTGTGCGTTGCTTGAATGATCTTTAATTTTGGATTACGGCCCACCATCCAAGCCGGAAGTAAGTATGAGGCAAACTCCGACTTAGTATGTCTTGGTGGCATGTTAACAATTAATCTATTTATTTTACCTGTTGCAAGGTCATTAAATTTTTTTGCAATATGTCTATGGTGCGCGCCTTCAACAAACTCAGGCCAAACACATTTTACAAAACTTAAAAAATCACTTTTTGCTTTATTCTGTATCTTTTTTTCTGCATGCATAACCTGCAATCTTTTAAAGGTCTTTCTAACATCTGCAGGTAGTTTACTAATATCAACGTTATTTAAATTCATAAAAATTTTTTTAAAATTTTTTGCACCATCTTAGGTGTTCAAAACAAATTTACCACCATTAACTCTCTAAATCAAGCAATACAACCTGAAGTAGTGGGACCCCTTTTTACAAAAAAGGGGGTACGTGGGGGGTGTTACTATCTATGTTGGGATTAGGTTTGGTACCTCTATTGAATGTAGCAGGCGCGTTAGCGCCTGCCACTTGTTTAATTAGTCTAGCAAGACCATGTATGCTTTGGCATTGTGTTGTCTAAACCAATCTAAGTCACGTCTTACTAATTCCCATAACTTAGATATACCAACGTCATCACGTTCTTTATCTTCTAAAGTTGCAGCTAATTCATTGATAAAGATTGCATCATGTTTATTAGCCTCTTCTTTAGTTAACATAATAGATTGTCCTGTAAATCTATTCTTACGTTCTTCTGTTCTTTCTTCTACTATTGTATTTGTTTTTGTCATATGGGTATCCTACATTATCCATTGTCATTGTCAACTGATTTGATTGTAGTTCTTGTTGCCATGTATGGTACTTGTTGTGGTCTGTTATCAACACCATTATTCCAATCCCAACGCGTGCTCTCGTACTTCTCTTTTACAACCTTGATCGGTGTTTCAAGAGCCTCTCGTCTTGGCGCTAGTGCAATCATACCTTGTATATTATGTTCAACAAATTCCATTAAACAAGATTGATTACAAAAGTAATTCCACCAATGTCTGAACCAATAACTATCATTCGGTTGTCTGTATTTTACTTTCATTGTTCTTAATACTTTGTTGCCCTTGCTACCTCTTACTCTTGATTGTATGTGTTTAGTATGGCAGTTCGGACCATGGCACCAATTATAATTACTCATGATGTGGCAATCCTTGGAACATGGACACAACACCGGCAAAGCAAATTAATATTCCTAACATGAAATGTTCTCCACCATGAAAGAAAGTTATTACTCCCAAAAACATAAGTGCAAATCCACACAGTACCATTAATAATCTTCCTACTAGTTCTGGAGTCATTAATGCCTTACTTTCCACGCAGTAGTCGCAGTTCTATAACCATGACTATCTAAGTCATAGTAAACATAATAAGGAACACCTTTTTTAGATGTACCATATCTGCTTTTTTCGTCATGCTTTCCTTGTCTAGTAATATGTTTCTTATGCTTACTA